CGGGATCCTTCCCGGTTTATTTTGCGGAGTGTATATGAATGGTAAGAAGATTTTGTTTTTCTCACTTTTGCTCGTAGCGATACGGCTGTTTTGTCAGTTGGTATTTCCTACCATTGATGACTCTCAGCTGTGTCTACTCGCGCTTCATTACATTTCTGCAATCAACGACGCGTCTTTCGGTATGGACTCTGCAATTTGCTACGTCCACGTTCCGTGAGTGATCAACACTACACGGTTCTTGTCTATTTTACGGTGATTACTTATGGCTAGACCTCCCTCAGTGTTCGCACCCAGGCGGACTTACTCATCTTCGCGTAGGATAAACAACGGTTCAGGAAACTGGACCCTTGCCTATGCTTCCGATAAGGATGTCCTATACTGGACGGACACATCGGTTGGTTCTAAAAATAGTAACTGGCGTAATCTCGTTGCGCGAGGTGGTGATGCATCTACTGCGTACCACCGATTGGGTGGAGGACGTTAAGGTGCCGGATCTCTTTTTCCACGACAAAGATCAACTTGTCACGGGATATGAGACCGTTTCACACATGCGTGCCATGGCGATTGATAACCCCTTTGTTGGGGTCGTTCGCCGTGACGCTGCATTACAGGACTTAGCCTTAAAAAGGTTAAAATCCAAACTCGCTAATCAACAGAATAGGTTTGACCTCCTGGTACCTCTTGCAGAGGTTAGGTAGTTACGTGGTTTGGTTCGCCAATCGGCGGACTTGTCCACGGGTCTCGTCAAAACTCTTCTTAATGTGCGGAATAGACCCCGCGATGCTGTCCGCTACGCTCAAGATGCCTGGCTTAATTGGTCATTCGGGATGAACCCGTTGATTAATGATACCAAGGACCTTGCCGTATCCATAGCCACTTTCCAAAACCGTGAGAACGGTATGGTTCGTGTCACTGGGACAGCTCAAAAGGATTGGAAGTCACGTTACGTTGGCGTTAAAGATAGCCAATTAAGCGATAATTCTTCGCTAACGGCTTACGCTGACATGACGCATCACCTTTCCTATAAGTATATTGGTGGCTTCAATTTGAAACTTAAATCAGCCAACAACTATGGTTTGGTCGAGCATCTAGGCTTGAATTTCAACCGTCTCCCGAGCGTAGCTTGGGAACTGGTCGCATATTCATGGCTCTTTGATTACTTTACCACTACCGGCGAGTTCTTGGACGACGTCTTCACATCGCCTCCTGGCGATACTAAGTACGTTATCCTGAACACTCGCTATACTTGTGATGTCCGCGTATTTACTGACGGTTCACCTGTCTATACTCCACCTTACAAGATGGTAGTTAAGATAGATTCCCGGCCAGGTTTTGGCGGCTTCAAATATGGGGAGTTTCAGCGGGATGTTTTATCCTCGCTTCCCCACCGATCGCTTCGATTTAAGACCGTCGATGAGATTGGTAAAAATGCCGTTAATCGGCTTCTCAACCTAACGAGCCTTCTTAGGGAGCCTGCAATTTCTGCAGGACCTGTTAAGCGGGTCTCACGTTATTACACCAATTCGCAAGTTTCGCGGGTTGTTGGGTAACATTTTAACCAACGGAGTCTTCCTATGGCTTTCGCACCTTCTTCACCTGTTACAGGTGCAGCAGTAACTGGTTTTACCAGTCCAACATACACACTGACCGCTGATACAGCCCCTAGCTTAAATGGCAAACAATTTGCTATTACCGCTGTTGGTGGCACTCAGACGGGGGTGGATATTAATAGTGTGAGTAAACCATTCACACTCACTTTCTTCCGCCCCACTCAGTTGCGTGTGTTGCCTCAGGCTAACCCGCTCACTGGTGTAATTAAAAACATCCCCGTCAATACTTACAAGCTAATCACTCGTAAGGGGGCTGTTCCTGCTTTGAATCAAAATGCAATGGTCGCAAGAATTACGACTATCATTGAGGTTCCAGCTGGCACAGACACGTATGAACCGGAGGATATCAAAGCTATGCTTTCCGCCCATTTTGGCGCGGGTTACGCACAAGCTTCTGGTATCGCCGATACTGTTCTGTCAGGTGTTTTATAACCTGAGTTTAATTACAACCTTTCATTAGGAGATATCCTATGAGTAAGCGTGTACCTGATGTAGCTGCTCTCAGCTCTTTTATGGTATTGATGCAAGCTGAGCTTGCCGACGTACTGAGCCTTTGCACTGACACGAAAGTGTCTTATGCTGTGGCTCGTCAGAAGGACAGGTGCGCTAAACGCGCCCTGATCCCTAATCCTGATCTCCGTTCACGAGCAGTTGCTAACTTTAAGGTTATCAACAATTCGGTGCGTTACCTTCCTGGTGACACTTTAGAACTTGATCAAGAGGTTGTTTCTAATGCCCGGCACTTCATTACTGTTGTGCTCGAAAATTATACTTCCTCTATATCCGAAGACTCTATTCAAGAGACCCTCGATATGGACTGCCTGTTTGACCTCTGGCGGTTTGGTCCCGGTTCCAGTAATGGAATTAAGGGTACCCATGCCGTCGATAAGATCGTACAGAGTATGACGGTGACTCAAAAGTGCAAACCCTTCGTCGCAAGACTTCGGAAGCTAAACTACTACTTTAGTGCTTATGATAGCACGTCCAAAGTTGGTGGTTTGCGACTGATTGAAGGGTCCCGCTTGCATACTGTTCAGAAAAATCAAGAAACGGATCGTACGATCGCGATTGAGCCGTCCGGGAATATGGCCATGCAGCTTGCTGCTGGCGCATACCTGGAAGGTGCTTTGCGGTCAATCGGTTTAGATATCTCATGCCAGCAAGACTATAACAACTTGCTAGCCTTAAGCGGTTCCATGACTAATCGTTTAGCAACGATAGATCTGAAGAATGCTTCTGACATGATATCTCTGCCCTTAGTACGTGCCTTGATGCCCGATCCGTGGTACCGATTGCTCACCTCTATCCGAAGTGAGTATATTCGTATCGATAAGGACTGGGTAAAGCTTAACATGATCAGTACGATGGGGAATGGTTTTACGTTCCCCCTCATGACCTTGTTATTCGTTTCATTAATCTATGGGATGCGAGCCTCGAAATGTGAAGGTAAAGTACTTCACGTTGATTGGTCTTGCACCTCGGTCTTCGGAGATGACATTATTGTGTCGGTTACCGAAGCTGAGGACCTCATTAAGATTTTGGAGCAGGCAGGCTTAGTCGTTAATACCGACAAAAGCTATCTGGACGGCCCCTTCCGCGAAAGTTGTGGTGGCGATTACTATAACGGCTACGATGTTACGCCGTTTTATGTTAAGTCGCTCCGTACTGTTGCGGATTGCTATGTTGCGATCAACCAACTATCAGGGTGGTGCGCTAGACATAAAGTCTGGCTACACCGTTCCCTGGTATTTTTGTTGGATTTAATTCGCAGTACTGGTGCAAAGCCGTTCCTTTTACCTGAGTGGCTCGGTGACCCGCAAGGGATCCGGACCGCTCAGTGTCCTCGTGACTACAGATACCTTAAGTTGCGTGACAATTCTCGAGAGGTTGGAAACAACCCTTTCTTGATGATGCTAGCAATATATGGCTATGTTTTCACGTCTGGCACAGACGTACGTTATACCCCGCGTGCAAAAATCACACGTTGGGACGTCTGTAAATCCATATTGCCCGATGGGCATTTGGATGGTTGGGCCCCGGAAACGAGGTCTAACCTGGAGTCTACACTTGTTGGTTC